TTTGATCATCGTTTGGCTTCATTATTTAGAAATAAACCAAATGATGATCAGACAAATGTGGAGTTTAAAGAAACTTTAATGCTCAACTTGATTAATGGTAATGCCTATGTCCGTAAATATTATTATCACAAAGAGCTTAATCAACTTGTTGTAATCAATAATGCGTCGGTAACGCCAAAACTTAATGATCAAGGTAAAAAAGAGTACCACATCACTTATTTTGACGGGAAAAAGGAAGTTTTAACTGATAAAGAGATTTGGCATATCAAATTGTTTGGTACTGGCTTGGTTGGAATGTCGCCATTGGCTTATGCGGCAAGAACAATCGGCGTTGGCTTGGCTACTGACGATAAAGTTGGGCGCATTATGGAAAATGGTGCAAAACCTTCGGGAACTTTATCAACAGAAAAATCTTTGAAAAAAGAACAACGCCAATCTCTTCGTGAAGAAATGTCAGAGCTCGTTTCTGGAGATGATTGGTTTTTACCAGTGCTTGAAGGTGGTTTGAAATTTGAAAAAATTAGTTTAACCCCTGAAGATATTGAACTCCTTGATACTCGTCGATTTACCATTGAGGAGGTTTGCCGTTTCTATGGTGTTCCTAGTGTGCTTGTCAATGATACGAATGGTTCAACAGCATGGGGAAGTGGTATTGAACAAATTGTAGAAGCTTTCTATAGATTTGGTCTGAGACCATATTTTGAACGTGTTGAAGAGTCAGCCCGTTTAAATTTACTTGAACGTCAAGATTGGGATTTATACGAATTTGAATTCAAGATCAAAGATTTGTTGAGAGCTTCTATCTCAACGCGAGTTGCTAATAATAAAACCCGTATTGATAGTGGGCAATCAACAATCAATGAAGTTCGTAAGGAAGAAGGTTATGAACCAATTAAAGGCGGAGATAATTTAATGGTTGCTGCAAATCTTATAACCCTGGATCGGGCAGTAGCTGGTAAAGGGGAAACGAAAAATGAATAAAAGCGTGCTTAAAATGCGTAATTCTCAAGTACAAAAGCCGGATGTTCAAATCCGGCTTTTGCCATTCTCGGATGTCAAATTACGTTTTGATGAAAATCAAGATAAAGGTGCGGCATTCATTTTTGAAGGCTACGCTGTACGTTGGGATAGCGTCAATTCACATGGTGAACAATTCGTAAAAGGAGCTTTTTCAGATTTTATTAATGCTGTGAAAGCTGGAACCATTCGATGCCACATGTATTACAACCATGGGCATCGTCATGACTGGATTAGTCCAGAGTATGCAATGCGGATTGGCAAGTGGTTAGAACTTGAAGAAGATGATATCGGCTTTAAAGTGACTGGACGCTTAACCCTTGGTTTAAGCCTTGCGAATAATGTTCGTGCAATGCTTGAAGATGGAACGATAGATGGATTGTCTATTGCTTTCTTTAATCCCGATCCAATAGATGTTGAAGATATGGGCGCTTATATACGTATTAAGCGTGTCAGTCTTTATGAAATTAGTGTTTGTGATGAGCCTAGCGACCGAAATGCTCGTGTAACCGATGCAGACATGCGTGATATTCAATCTGAAGTAGATATGAAACTTTATCTTGAGCGTAAATTTAATTTGGATGAAGCAGCAGCAACCAATTTAATTAAGCGTGTCCAATCGTTTGGGCAGCCTGAACCTGAAGTTAAAGACCCTTTTGCCTGGTTAGATAAGGCTTAATTTTTAATCAAACATTCATAACCGCCTAAATGGCGGTTTTCTTTTTAAAGGAAAAAAGTATATGACAGCATATCAAAAACGCCCGGCAATGAGTTTACCACTTTACGCACGTAATTCTAATGGACGTTCTATAGATCAACTTGGACAGGATTTGCTTGAACGAAAGACTCAATTAGATGAATTGATTGCTCAATATCGTGATCAATTGAAAGATGTTCCTGATGATCTTAAAAAGCAGTTGGAAGATCGTGCCACAGAGATTCGTAAGATTTCAACTGATATTGAACAAATTCAGACTGATTTGGTCAATATGGCGAAAACTCGTAGTAAAGAAGAAGCTGACGGCATTGTTGGTATTCTTATTCGCAACACTGAAGCAATTGAAATTGCTAAAACCATGCTTGAAAAACGCCAAAAGAATACGTCGGTATCTTTTAATGGTATCAAAGCACGTAATTTAATTACTCTTGGTAGTTTGGGCGATAATGCGGCTTACGCAAAAAATGATTTGAATCGCGTGCCATGGCAGCCATTATCGGTAATTGATTTAATTACCTGGGCACCAATTACTCAAGATGTTGTTACCTTGCTGCGAGAAACAGCTTGGAACTTGATGGCAGATATTGTGCCTGAAGGTACTGCAAAACCAGAATCAGACCTTAATTTTGGTACACAAGTATTAAATATCGGTGTTATTGCTCACTGGATTACTGTTTCAAATCAAGTTCTTTCTGATATGCCAATGCTTGCAACATACATTGAAGCACGTATGGCTTATGGTATTCGTTTTAAACTCGAATATTTCGTTATCAACGGTCACATTCCTGCTTCTGGTCAACCTAAAAACTTTAGTGGTTTAATGGAAGCTGGAAACTACGTAACAGTGACTGTTGAAGCTGGTGACACTTCCCTGGATGTCTTAAATAAAGCGAAGTATAAAGCAGCAAAATCATTTATTCAGCCTGAATGCTACATCCTAAACCCTGAAGACTGGGGTGTGATTGAGCGTATTAAGGGTGAAGACGGTCACTATATTGTTGGGGTTCCAACAGGTACTGGTGTTCAAGTGTATTTATGGGGTTTACCAGTACGCTTTAGCCCTGCTCAAGCAGCTACAAAATACTGGTGTGGTAACTTATCAATTGGGTTTGATGGATATATCCGTGAGGATGTTGATACTCAGGTCTCACTTGAAGATGGCGACAACTTCCGTAAAAACCTTGCAACTGTACGTTCAGAAATGCGTGCAGCAGGTGGGGTAATTATTCCTGATGCTAACGTAGCAGGTACTTTGCCTCAACCAGCTCCAGCGGGCGGTTAATATTCAATAAAAGCAGCTTTCGAGCTGCTTTTTTCATATTTTATGCAGATTTTTGGAGATTTTATTCAGAAATCTGCATTTTTCTTTATTTTTAGGACGTTTTTATGAGTGACTACATAACGCTTGATTTGGCGAAATCGCACTTACGTGTTTTGCATACACGTGATGATGCATACATTGAGTTACTGATCAAAGCGGCTTTAAAAGCGGTAAGAAATTATATTGATAGAGAGTTTGAAGAGGTTCAACAAAAATGGGGTGAACCTTCTGACAAATTACCAGAAGACTTGATTTTTGCGGCTTTATTGATCATTGGTGATATGTACCAAAACCGTGCAGCTCAGTCAGATGCAGCATTACATATAAATATAACTTGTGAACGTTTGATGAATCCTTATGAAAAGAAAGGGGTTAAATAATGTCGAGAACATTTATTAAAAAATTTGCAAGCGTAAACACGGCATGCTTAACAGATAGTATTTCTAAATATCAACATAAAGAAGGTTTGGAAATTTTAAGTCTTTCAACTTTTATTTGTGTTGGTGATAGCTGGCCGTATCAAGCTTTGGTTGTTTTTGAACGTCCTATTCAGATCAAAATAAGTGATGAACCAACTGAAGTTCAAAGACCACCAATAAATTGCCGTTGAGATTTAACCATGCATGAAAAATTTGAAGCCTGGATAAAGGCCCAGCCGTTTTATACAAAGCTGATATATATACATGGTGAGCGTCTCTTTATTCGTGACAACGGTGAATATCAAGTTTTTGCAATGGAAGTTGCCTATCAAGCTTGGTTGATTTAAGGGGTGATTCATGCAATCTGGAATTTTAGATACATGTTTTGAAGTCTTGAAGAGGACAGAGCAAAAAAATTCTGCTGGGCAAACTAAATTTGAGTGGTCTGTGATTGGTCGTTTTTATGGAGGTGTAAAACCTGTAAGTGTTCAATCATTTGTGCAGTCAAGCATGCAGGGTTCAGCATTAGTTGCAAGGATTGTAATGCGCCCTGATGATTTCCCTGAAATTTCTGCGGTGTATTTAATCCGTGATGTTGATACACAGAAACTTTATAAAATTGATGGCGTATTGCCTGTTAGTAAATCACGCCAAGCTTTGATGTGCAGTTTAGGAAAACTTACCTGATGGAATTTGATTTCAAGATAGAGGGGTTGTCCGAACTTACCGAGCAACTTAGAAGTCTTGAAAAGTTAGGTAAACAAAAGCAACTTACTCAAAATGCACTGTTCTATGCGTCTCAACCTATTTTTGATGATATTAAGGCCCGTGCTCCACGTGCTGAAAAGGCATATTACAGATATTACCGTGGTTCATTAAGACAACGTTTACGTGGTAATCCAAAAAATTCAAGAAAACTTAAGCGCCCTGGAACATTAAGAAGAAGTATAGCTAGAAAACGGATACGGGTAGATGGTGGGGTTGCAGTAGGTATTTATATTAAATCAAAAGCATTTTATTACAGATTTATTGAAAGAGGCACACCAACAATACCTGCGATTCCTTTTGTTTTACCAGCTTATGAGCATTTTAAGGAAGCTGCTGTTGAGCGTTTCCGCTTGAGATATGGAGAGTATGTTCAAGCTGCATTTGAGCGCAAACAAATACGCATAGAACAGGAATTTGAAGATGCTCGCGAGTGAAATTATTTATCAAATACTTGGCCCATTATTCAATGACCAAGTTGCACCAGCACCACTTTCTCCAGGAATGGAAATTCATGGGACCTATATTACATTTCAAACACTTAATGGAAACCCATTAAATACTGTCAAAACTTGGACTGGATATGACCAGTTACGAGTTCAAATCAATATTCATAATGCGGATAAGGTCCAATGCGAAAAAGATGCAGCACGTGTAAAGCGTGCTTTAGT